CAAGGCGTCTGGCGCTCATGTCCTGTGGAAAGATTCCAACTGGGCGCTGATTCGGATTCAGGCCGGAGTGATTCGCGGCACGTTCACAGGAACGTGGACGAAAGGCAGCACGACAACCGTCACGGACGCCGTCGTCTCTGGTGCCACCTACACGGCAAAGAACTACATCGCAACGCTCTCTGGTTCCGCTTGCCTCATCGCTTATGTTGCCGATGAATGGGTGTTAGTCGGCTGGGATTGGCACAGCATGACAGGCTACTCCGCGTCCGCCCAGCAAGTGCTCACGCATTCCGCAGATGGCGGCCTTGCGTGGGTCTCGACCACAGACTGCACCTAATGCCACTCGCCACCAAAAACAACGCGCTGATCGTCAAGGACGGCAAAATTGCAGAGAACTGCGGGTGCTGCGGGTGTTTTTGCCAAGCCCTCAGCAGCGTTCAAGTTACGCTACAGTGGCTTCCGTCAAACATCACAAGTCGAGTGCTTGATGCGTGTGGAAAGTCAGGTATGAACCCATTTATAGACATACCAGACGGAGTCACTTACACGCTTCCAGTCGTCACTGTATTTCCTGTAAACACAGTGTTTGGGCAGTTTTCGCAACAGCCTAATCGTTGCTACTACTTTTACAAAGACGCATCAATCACTGGATCGACATCGATCATTGACATGCGTGCACTTCCTCCAGTAACAGTCAATCATGGATTGGAGTTATTGGTAATTAACCAGCAAGACCCGCAGACAGGACAGAAAGCAGCCGAGATTTGGGTCCGATTTGCTTCCCAAGTAATCTGCAACATCAACACAACTTCTCAATCAAATCAGCCGTACGCGGACGGCTTTTCGTATTACGGCTATAGCTTACCAACGCAGTGCGGCTCGTTCTCAACAGCAATTACTCCAAACAACTTCTATTGGCCTGCTAAATTTATGTTTATTCTTGCTGATGGGTTAGGCGATGGCTACTACTCATGGGCTGTCCGGGGAACGATAAGCGGGTCAACAAACCCACTGCCATGATCACTTGCCACCGCTCTAACCTTGAATCCCGTTGTACAGAGCGTGGCTACACGCTGGACGAGGTGCTGCCGTGCGTCATTGCCAAAAACGGCGACGAGTGGACGATTGACACAGATAGCGAGTTCTATCCGAGAGCGTCTCGGCTGCCGCAGCCGTCAGCACCCCCCACCCACGGCCCCGGCACCGAGCTTTCAAAGCTTCTGAAAAGGTTTGGCATCAAGCCAACGCCCACCTGTGCCTGCCGCGCAAAGGCCGCACAGATGGACGCCTGGGGGCCAGACGAGTGCGAGCGGCAGGAACGCATTGACGAGGTCGTCGCCGTGATGCGAGCGGAAGCCGAGGCACGCGGCCTGCCGTTCCTCAACATCGCGGGCAGGATGCTGGTGCGGCGGGCTATCCAGAACGCCAGGCGTAACGCTTGACAGCCCTGCCAACCTATCGGCATGGCACGCCAGCGATCCAAGCCGAAGCCCAAGTCGCAGCCTCCTGCGGACGTCTCGCCGTTTGAGACAGGCGAGGACGATGACGATGTCGCTGGCGGCGGCATACCAGACGAGGACGGGTGGATTCACCTCAAGAAAAAGGAACCAGCGAGTGAAGACGAAAAGCCAAAGCGTCGGTCTCCTAAGCGACGTGCGTGAGGCGTTGTCGCACTGGCGGCACGGCCCGAAGACGTGGTACGAGCGTCTCTCCGACGAGCAGCGTGCCGAGCTTGACGAGATCCGCGTGGCGTTCCAAAAGGGCGAGCTCGGGCCGCATAAAAAGACGGTGGCTCGGGCGATTGCGAATCAACTGCGTGAGCGTGGCATCAGCACCGTCGGCGAGCAGGGGGTTCTACATTGGCTCGGAAACCGCTGAAAGAACAAGTCGCGCAGGACGTCAGCCATTCGCAGCAGCTGGCCGCAGACGCAGAACTAGCCAGGCTCCGGTCTGAACTGGCAGTGTATCGAAATCGGTACAAGGCGGCACTTGCGCAGATCGATCGCGAGCGAGAACGTGGCGACGCGCTGGTGAACCTTTCCGGCATTCGGCCGGCTGTCGGTCCCTTGACCAAATCTGTCAAGGCGAAGAAACACGACGCGACTGCCGTGCTGATGCTGTCCGACGTCCACTGCGAAGAGCGAGTGTTGCCTGAGACCGTGAATGGCGAAAACGACTACAGCCTTGACGTATGCCAACGTCGCCTAAACGAACTGCAAGAGCGGTTCCTAGCGTGCTTGGAACACGAGCGGAACCAGGCCAACATACGCCGCGTGCTTGTGTGGCTTGGAGGCGACTTTCTGACGGGCCACATTCACCCAGACTGCGTGGAAGTGGCGCAACTGTCGCCAATGAACGCGACTCGGTGGATTGCCGAGCGACTGCGAACGCTGATTGACGCTGTCGCGGGCAACGCAGAGTCAGTCATCGTCTGCACGAACGCTGGCAACCACGGACGAAGCACCGAGAAGAATCGCATCGCCACGGAGCTTGATCATTCGTGGGAGCAGCTGATGTATTTCACGCTCGCCCGCGAGGAGCAGAACAAGAACGTCCGTTGGCAGATTGCCGAGGGTCATCTGGGATACGTGGATCTCGACGGGTTCCTAGTTCGCACGACGCACGGCCACTCCATCAAGTTCGCCGGCGGCGTCTACGGTCTGGCCTTGCCGGCGAGCAAGGCAATCGCACGTTGGGATGCCGGTCGCCGTGCCGATCTGACCATCTTCGGCCACTACCATTCGTGGGGCTGGCTGCGTGGCGCTCGTTACGTCGCCAATGGCAGCGTCATCGGCCACAGTCCATACGCCGAGCGTGTGGCGTCGCCAGAGCGGCCGTGCCAAGGCATGGCGATAATCGACCACGGGCGGCACGAGGTGACGCGAGCATATCCGCTGTTCTGTGACCGCGACCTGCGGGCAAAGCGTTGACGCATGGATTACGAATTATCTGACGAGTACATCGCCGACGCACGCCAGCGAGCGTATCGCTTTCAAGGGCAGTGGTGCGGCACATCAGGGTCACTCGCCGCAGACGTGGCGAGACTTCTAATCGAAAGGAAAAAGATGCAGGGACACATCACAAGCATCGAAGAGAGCAACGCACAACTGCGGGCCGCCGTCGAGACTCGCCTGGCCGGCAACGTGGTTGAGGAACAGCAGGCACCGCCGCAGGAGGAGCCGCAACCAGAGATCCCGTCCGATTGGATTCTGCAAGGTCAGAAGGAGCTCGAGGCGCACGACGACGACATTCGCTGGACCGGCGACAGCATCATTGCCAACCATGACGACGTCCGGCCGGGCTCTCGCGAGTTTCTGGCCGTGCTCGATGAGCTTCGTGATCTTCACATGAGGAAGACATTGGACTACGGGATTGACGAGGACGCGCTTTCGAACATTCGCAGCAGCGCCGACGTCGTCAACATGCCGGCATGGGCTGGCTGCATTCTTCGCATCTCGGACAAGATGCACCGGCTGAAGGCGTACTTTCGTCGTGGGCGATGCGAATTCGACGGCGTGTCCGACACGTTGAAGGATATCGCCTGTTACGCAGTAATTGCCGAGGTTTTGCGCAGAGAGTCAGACCCGGTCTAGTTTGCCGCGTGACCGGCCTAGTCTGGCGGCATGGCAGAAAACATCTCCGCCGTCGCCGACATCGACGCAAAAATATCATCGTTTCTCAGCGATGCCCGGCGCACGGCGGCGGATGGTCTGACGTGGTCAGAGTTTGGCGAGCTTTTCGTTGCGCTGCTGCACCTGGTCGTTGACGTGCTTGATCGCGTCACGGTGCTGTCGGGCGCAGAAAAGAAGGACATCGCCATGATGGCTGTCGCTTCGCTGTTCGACTCACTCGCGAACAAGTGCGTTCCGCTCATGGCATGGCCGGCGTGGGCGTTTCTCCGGCCGGTCGTTCGTACGTTTCTGCTTGCTCTCGCAAGCGGCGCAGTTGAATCCATGTTGCACATCGTGAGGCAGTCGTGATCGCAGCATTGCTCGTGGCCTTCGCCGTCTATGTTCTCGCCGGTCAGCAGATCGTTGACCGTCTGCGGTCGCTCGTCGCGTCTGCGCAGATGCCGACGCTCGATGGCAAAGTCGTTGCTGCCATCGCCCTGCTCGTGGCAGCAGGAATCGCCGTGATGCCAAGCCGTTCAAGCATCCCGACGCCACCGCCAGTTCCCCCGGCGGCATTTACGCTGCGTGGCAAGTTCGTGGGACCGACGGCCGCATCCGACGCAGCGACGATGTCTGCTCTCTGCGACGAGCTCGCGTCGTGCATCGAGTGGGACGGAACGCACGACCAGCGGCTGAAGACCGGCATCGCGTTTGACGAGTTGCGGATTGCCGCTCGCGAGGTGCGATGCAAGGGCGATTCGATTGGCGCTCGTCAGCCGAAGGTCAGGGACGCCGTGCAGAAGTTCATGGAAGATGCCGTTGGGTTGTCTGGCGGCCCGGTGACTGCTGAGAGCCGTGCCGCATGGGTGTCTGCACTTCGCGACCTGTCGAGGGCTGCCGCCGATGTCACGCGATGAACGCTGGTCTGTTGGCACCGTGACGTTTTTCATCGTCATGGCGATCCTGGGTGCGCTTGTTCAGCAAGCGACGAACAAGGTCGTCAGTCGCGTTGAAGGGCAGTTCGGCTATGTGCCAGATCCTATCGGCACTCGGCAGTTCCTCGCGGAACTTGACCAGCCGTTGTTCTCGGATGCGGCGCGAGACGTGATCAAGAATGCCAAGGGCAAAGACACGTTTCTCTACCGTTACGCCGACCGCGCTCACCGGCAGGTCTATGGCACGCCGTTCGGTCCTTGGCGGCAGGGTATTGGCGACTGCGTCAGTTTCGGCTGGGCGATGGGTAGCTACGTCGGTCAGTGCGTGGATTGGGCAGAAGGCGAACTGCCGGAGCCGCCGAAAGTCGTTGCAACGGAAGCAATCTACAGCGGCTCGAGGACTGCCGGGCGTCTCCCGCCGGTGACGGTGGCCGGCTACTCTGACGGCTCCTATGGCGGTGCTGCTGCTCGCTGGGTGGCCGGCAAATGCAAAGACCCGAGCGTCGGCGGCATCCTGTTTCGTCAGCAATATGCCGGCGTTGACTTGAGCACTTACAGCCCGACTAGGGCGAAGGAATGGGGCAACGTCCTTTGCGGCGGCGGTCAGCCAGGTCTTGATCTTGCGCGACTCGCCAACAAAACGACCGCAACGCACGTCGCACTTGTTCGCAGCTTTGACGAGGCTGCGGCCAGCATCGAGAGCGGTTACTGCGTACCAGTGTGCAGCGGAGTCGGCTTTTCGTCGCAGCGTGACGCCGATGGTTTTGCCGCTCGCTCTGGCTCGTGGGCGCACTGCATGTGCTTCATCGCGGTGCGGTACGCCAAGAACGAAGGCAAGCGTGACGGTCTGCTCTGCATCAACAGCTGGAGCAACTCGTGGAACGCCGGCCCGAAGTGGCCGGCAGATCAGCCCGATGGCTCGTTCTGGGTCAGCCGCGAAACCGTGGACGCCATGCTTTCTGGTCAGGATTCGTTCAGCATTAGCGGCGTCAACTTCCGCTACCGCGACCTCGATCACGGCAAGTGGCTGACGCCTGCGCCGCCAGAGAAGCAAGCACACGTTTCGCCTGCCCGACTGATCACAGACGTCTACCAGATGTCGTTCTAGGAGGATCTGATGGGAATCATTCTGTGGCTGGTTTTTGGTGCCGTAGTCGGCAGCATCGCCAAATGGCTCATGCCGGGCAAATGCCCGGCCGGCTGGCTCCCGACCATTGCTCTCGGCGTCGTCGGCTCGTTCGCTGGCGGCTTGCCGTTCGGCCACAACGGTGCCGGCCTGGTCGGCAGCGTGATCGGTGCGTGCGCCGTCATGTTCGCCTACTCGATCTGGAGCGACGATCGATGAACAACCGCGACCTGCGAATGATCTCTGTGTCGGTGATTGTTGCAGCTGCTGTGACGTGGGCGGCCGCGACATCCGACTACAGTCCGATCAAGCCCAAGCCTGCGAGCGATCGCCCGATCCTGCGACTCGTGCAGCGTCTCGCTCGACTCGGTCTCTGGGTCATGTTGGCTGCTGACCAGCCGCCGACCGAGGAGTTCTACGTCGTTCACGCTCGCGTTGACGAGGACGGCAACCGCATCATCAACCACGGAAGAGGCTGGTGACCTATGTGGCAGTGGCTGCTATCCGTTCTCGCCGCTCTGTCGGCTGACCCGGCACAGATCGACCAGGAGGCTCCTAGAGCCTCTGCGGCTGTCTCGGTGGCCTACGCCGCATTCGCGCCGGAACGGGCTCCAGAGCCGAAGCCAGAGCCTAAGCCGGGGTGCTGCACTGACTGCGGAGGGCGAGGCTACATCGTGCACGGCGACGGGCATCGCACGGCGTGTCCATGCCCTGCTTCTTGCAAATGCAAAAACCCGCCCGGCGCGTCGTCCACCTCTGGGCAATCGACACGACCTGCGGGTGTGAGGTGACAAGTGGGCGACGCGCCGGCCGGGATGCTGCCGCACCTCCGCAGCCGGCTGCGATCGGAGATCGGCGAACGCGCCGTGCTGTCTGGCAGGGCATTTGAAGAGTTCGTGGACGCGATCTGCCGCAACTGGAATAGCGAGCACTGGACGAAGCTGGCTCGCGCTCAGCCGCATTCGCAGACCCTCGCTGTCATGGACGCGAAAGTGCTAATCGCCAAGGTGCGCGAGGATATCGAGTTCATGTGGGGCGAATCCCCGGAGCTTCAGCACCTCTATGCAACGGTCGGCACGGAGGCTGTCGAGGTGTTCGCGCGGCTCTGGTTTCAGTCGCTTGCGAATCGAACGTGGATGCGCAAGGCGTGTCGTGAAGCTCGTCAAGGTTGACGAGTCTGCCAAACTCGCCCGCATGGGCGACGTCCAGACGCGACTCCTCAGCGACGATGAATTGCCACCGGCGAAGGGCAAGCGTCGCCGCATGCCTGCAAGGCTGTCGCCACAGCTGCGGAAGTGGTTGACGCAACTCGCTCGAGTTGGTGCCCGCATCACTTGGACAATTGAGCTCCTCTACGATCCCAGCAAGGGCGGGCAGGGCGAACTGTGCGACCGGGCGAAAGCCGGCGATCACACGTTGGTGCTTGACACGGTGCGTGAGGTTGAGCACCGAGCGGCAACGCTAGGCGACGACATCGAAGCGTTCATGGTGCCACCGGACAAGCTGCCGTCAGAGCCTGGCAAGCCCGCCAGGGTGGAAGCGATGGCGCGGCGGCAGGCGGCAAAGCTGCACCTATTCGACGGCTAGGCGAGCCGCTTCAGCAGCGAGCGGAGCGTGGCGGCGTCATGCGTGGCAACGCGCCCCGTTCCCACGGCAAACTCCAAAGCCAACCGCTCCGCGTCGGTGAGCGTGGGTTTTGGCTTCTGCTTTGCCAGCGTTGCAGACCCAATCGGCACGGCAATCAAACCGTACAAAAACGTCACCATCCAAAAGAACATGTATTGGATACCCATCGACGGGTCGTCGCTGGCGTCAAACAGCCAGCCCATGAACTCCCACAATCCCCATCCCAGCGGTAGAAACGGCCACGCGATTGCGATAGCTCCGGTGACAACAAGCATGACGGCGATTGTTTTCTTCACTTCAGCCTCTCCAGCAGCTTTCGGAGCGTGGCGGCGGCCCGGCAGTTGTCGTACCACTTGATCGCCCCCTCCAGCGCCGCCCGCTCCGCGTCGGTGAGCGTACCTTTGCCCTGCACACTATCCTGTCCCGGTGTAGTGTCCCGATTCGTATTAGTGTTCATGCGTTTTTCGTCGCTTTTCTCATACGATTGATGCTCCCATTCTGGCCGCAGCCTGATCAGCCATGACCGCAGGATGCCGTAGTCATCCATTGAGGCGATGCGGCCCTCTTCGACGACGTACTCCAGAGCGTCAATCTCGGCCTCGGAGAGTCTCGTTCTGGAATCTGGAATATTAAGCCCCTCGCCTTGCGACGGTGGGCCATCTGTCTCCACGCATGGTGGAGCAGTCTGTGTATTACCGGCTTGCGGATGGCTTATTTGTGGTTTTCCTGCCCCCGCTTCGACGGCCGGTGCGCCGTCTAGAGTTGTATTGCCGGTGCCCATAGCGGGTAGCGTCACGGGTTTATCAGTCCCGCCGCATCCGCCCCCATTCCCCCGTGGAACGGAGGATTCAGATGGGTCTGTACGGGCTATCGCGTCCGGCACAGCGTCATGATTCGTTCGCTCTCGCTCGCGGAGCATGGCGTCGGCATAGGCTACTGCTATGCGAATGTATTGGCTCATCGCCTGTTCTGGCGCGATGGAGTGTGAGAGCAGCCCCGTCAACGCCGCAGCGGCGAACGTGTCGCGGTCGGTCATGCGTCATCTCCTTTCGCCGCATCCTACACGGCGTTACAAATCCTCTGCCCAAACGCGTTGCGGCAGAGGTTCCGTAACGGTTACGGCATTTCTCGGTTATTGCGTGGCAGGCAATCTGCCGGAAATGCCGTACCCGTTGACAGGGTTGGTCAAGGCTCACGCCGCTGGTGGATCGTGCGGCTTGTCGATGTCAGGGAGGTAATCGAGGTTGCTTTCCCTGCCGGTGATTTCCTCGTCGTAGTAGTGGTTTTCGGCCATTTCCTCCGACGAGTGGCCCAGCTGCTTCTTCGCCGAGATCCCGGCCCGCTTGAGGTAGCTGGCCGTTGATTTTCTGATGCTGTGAAACGGGTGGTACTCCACGCCAGCGTTCTTGCAGAGGACTCGCAGGCTGCCGTAGAGCGACAGCATTTCCCGGTCATCCAGCCAAGGCCACACACGCTCATTAGGAGCCCCTTTCTGAGTCGCCAGCATCCGAGCCAGTTCGGGCGTGATGGGGCGTGTAATCGTCTCCCTGTGGCCTTTTCGCGTGGCTGCAAGGAACGTCAGCGTGTTCCTCTGGAAGTCCACCTCTGACCAGCGGAGCTCCAGCACGGCGCCGATGCGCTCCCCGGTCTGAAAAAGTGCCATCAACTTGGTCGGCCAGTACCAAGCGGCTGGCTTGCCGGCGATGTAGCCTTTTCGCTTGCGCGCAGTTGCCACAAGCTTGGCAAGATCCTCGGCTTTGAACGCCTTTGGCACTGGCTTGGGAACTCGCGGGCGGGCATAGTCTGGAAACTCGAGCAGTTCTCCGTTGCTTTTCTTCCACCTTTTCTTCGCCAGCCAGCCCCAGAGGCTCCGAAGGTGAGCGGAATCCTTCGCCAGCGAGGCAGGGGAAATCAGCTTGAACTTGCTGTGCTGCGTCACCTGACGCCACCGCAAGAACTTTGCGGCAATGAGGTCATCAAGGTCGTCAACGGTCGGCTCGTGGCCCAAGAAATCACGGAAGCGGTCTAGGGTGCTTTCGTACATCTTCACGGAACGGGCGGACAAGTTCTTCAGCGGCGCGACACGGTCAATCAGCAGTTCTCGCAAGGTCATTTCTCGTCTCCAGTTGGTAATGGAGGCGATTGTAGGGACTAGTGTACGGATGTTCAACAACACGGCACGTCCGCTGAAAACACCGCACACTAGTGGACAGGCGTTCCATCTACACCCCATCCGCTAAAACAATCGCCCGGTTTTGGGTCGAGCGATAGTGTACAGAGTTTCGAGTTTTCGGACCAAGGTTGACCGTGCGATTGATGATGGTGTGGTGAAATACATCGGTCGGGCGATTGCGTAGGTTTGCTTTGCAAAGATTCGTTGATATGCTTGAGGGATGGTAGCGATGGCGAACCCGTTCGCGGGATACATGACCGTGCGGCAGGTGATGGACGAGATCGGTGCTCGATCTGCCAGCACCATTACGCGCATCGTCTACGACGAGGACAAGCCGAGACCAAACGGCAAGCGGCTGGCTGGAACATTGATTCCCGGCCACGGCTGGATGATCCAGCGCAAGAGCGTTGAGAAGTTGTTGGAGGACGAGGCGGCAAAGCCAGCTGGCGTAGGCTTTCCTCGTGGTCGTGACCGCAGCCAGCAAGTTGAGCCTGAGCAGGACGAGCCGAAAAAGGCTAAGAAGCCGTCCGCAAAGTCAGCACGACCGGCCAAAAAGGGCAGGGGCTGAAAAGATTTTTTCCAAAAATGTGGTTTTTCCCGTAATTTGCCCCTATTGAATATGCAAAGATCAGTCGATATGATTGGGGCATGCGAGCGAATGAGACTCGCAGCCACGAACCGGGAGACGCGACGATGCTTGCTGAAACATGGCACGAGACTGACGGCTACGGGATCGAAAGGATGACCTCGCAGGCTGGCCTGAAACGCCGCTACAGTTATGACGGTGGCAAGACATGGCGGCACAACGCACGGCTGGCTCGCAAGGCCGCCGGGGTTCCCGAGCCCTGGTACTGGCTTGACGGGGTGCCGTATTGCCCTGCCTGCGTCGAGGCCGATTCGCCTTGCCTGGGAGACCATGAGGCCGCCCGCGCCAACAGATCGCCGGCTTCGCAATGGGATTGCCGCTGTGCCTGCTGCGGGGTGCGATCATGATGGGCATCCACATATTTGCGGCCGACTCAATGGAGCACTGTGCCGCCTGCGGACGGAAGCTCACAGGTTCGCGGATTCACTCACGACATTGACTAGAAACACACAAGGTGGGGCCACCCGGCCTGCCGACAGCTGCAAAACGGGTGGCACTTCACACACAGGATTCTTCCGGCCAAGGAGGGCCACGCGATGCGACGACAACTTGACCGGCTCATTCAAGCCCTCGTCTTTATCCGCCTCGGTCAGCAGCTTGGCACCGACTCGGAAATCGCCCAGGCAATCGCCGGCAGTATCGACTTTGTGCTAGGAACGCTGAGTCGTTTTCTTGGTTGACATATGCAAAGACCTCGCTATACATATGCACGAATCGTACGAAACAGACGAACAGATGAACGCAGTTTCCAATCCCCAAACGACGAACTGGAATGCCTGACCACTAGGTTGACCGTACCTATACCCGTGTATACCGTGACCCTCACACAGAAGGAGATGACCCACATGGACGCACATCACGCCGAATACGCCGGCGCAATCGCCGGAATGGCTGAAACGTACGGACGACCGCACGACGTCGCCGTTGGCGATTTTGTCTCTGGCCGCTCTGGCGGCAGGCCGTGGAGCGGACGAGTCCAGGCCATCGAAGGCGACCGCATGGTTGTGGACGTTGACGGTGCTTGGCTCTCGGTCAGCACGCAGGACATCACGCACTAGCGGGCAAAACAGAAAGCGCCCCTCGGGGGGGGGGGGGCCGTTCAGGCGGGGGGGTTGCGCGCTGGGGAACATGGGAATATCACACTCCCCCAAACGAGGATCACCCAAACCAACGACCGCACATCGAGGGAAAGGA